TCTCGATGTGCTGAAATAGTGGGTGCAGCCAATGCGCTGAAATAAGTGGGTGATGCCAATCCCGAATTGGGTGTTGGTGTGTACTGGGTAATATCGCCAGTAGCATAAACATTGGCATCATAATCAATCAGCTGCAATGATGCGCCAAGAGTCCCATCGGGCAATGATGCCTCTTTGACTTGCATCACTCTGAATTGTTTATTTGTCCAGCCATAGTAGGAATTGGTCACTGTGACTACATCACCAGCATTGACCTGAATGCCAGTGTAATTGGTTGCAAAACTGATGATCAAATCAAGTCGATTTTGCTCAAGTGTCCGATTGGCCAAGTATTGAGCTGTAACGCTCGAATTGATCAAATCATATGAAACAGTAAATTTGTTAACTGGCTCGTTTTGATAAAGCAAATTTGCTGGGGTTTGTAAATTCACATAACCAGGCTGATCCCTGTTTGTGGAATCATTGAATTTGGCCTCGATCTGATTGACCATTTGCGTGATATCCAGCTCGCCAGTGGATATCGAGCCAATGATATTGTTGTCATCGAATGAAAATGATGGGCTAATGGTTTGATTGATCGATACTGACCATAAACCAGTAGCTGCCTGGTAAGACTGCCAACTGTCGCAGCAAGTCATCATAATATCAATGTTGGCCAATACTGTTTGGCCAGTATCTAAAACGCCATTGAATCGGTATTTGGGTGTGGTTGATGTGCCACCGCCTGATGGTGTATAGGTAATCAATTCGTCTGAATAAGTATTCAATGCAGTGGCTGATGCAGAACTGACAAATGATGGATCGACTGCACCGCCATAGACTGAATTGGTAATGTAGTCATACCAAACATCACCAGGCTTGGCACATCCAGTGCCATTCAAATAATGGCTGACATGGAATGTCACTGGCTGCAATGAAGTAGTACCAGGTGAATTGTTGTTATAAACCAGCTGCACAATGGCAAATGCCAAACCATTCATTTGCCGATTGGTCGTTGCCCATTCTTGACCTGATGGTGCGCCATTGGCTGTGGATATCACATCATAGGGCATGGCCGTACCATTGGCTGGGGTGATCGTGCCAGTTGCTGATGATGTATAGCAATGAATGTATAAATGATCTGAAATTGAAGTATCGACATTACCAGCACCATCGGTCAAACTGATCACTTTGGTGGGGTCTGATGTGTCAAATGTAATGATTTGATCTTGATAATAAAATTTGGTGAAATCAAAACTAAATGCACCATTTGGGCTGATATTTGAAATCACCAAAACATAATACATTGACTTTTGATCAGTGGTTAGCACTGCATCGGCAAATCGACCGCCAGTATAGGCATCACCATAAACCAATGGAATGCCAGCTGTTGGATCTGGTGGTACTTGCTGCCTAACATTGTTTTGCTGGGCCTGTGGCACATTGGGTGCAAATATCCTTGATGCCACAATTGACACTGCAAATGTGGCTGCCATTTGATAGGCCAGCGACATTCCTTGCGTGAAATACGCTGTGGCAATAACTGCAGCAGTTGTAAAAACTGAACTAAGAAATGTTCCAAAACTCATATCAATGCCTTAATTGGAAAATTTAACCAGTGCAGCTGGAACTTGCTGAGTTGATCCGATCACCTTGGTGGCCGAGCCTGGTGTTGGGTTTTGGCCAAAATTGAAATAAGTCGATGCAATCACTGGCACTCGATCCATGCTGGTATCGTTGGGATATAAGAACCTCCAGCTCGATGGATTGGTTTTAATTCCAGCCAATCTTGAATCCAATACCAATCGCATCGATGCCGATGAAATAATGCAAGTGGCAGTTCTGTCCCTTTTTTTATCATCAAAAATTTCGTTGATAGAAATATTATTGACAATCCCTTGATATCTCTGGAAAAACTGCTGCACACCACCAAGGGTAAGCAATTGATTGTTTGTATCGAGAAATCCTCGCCAAATCTTGATGTTGCTGCCCTTCATGCTCGATGAAAGCACTGTCGAAATATAAATTGGATTGAGGCCAGTCAATGTCAATTTGAGGTCATTGCTGGTGGATTTCATATCTTGCTGAATCTCAGTGATTCCAAGATAACCGCCAAGTCCACCAAATACAATGCCATTCACTGTGATATCAGACGCTGCATTACAGAATGTAAATATCTGCTGCGCTTTGCCTGTTCCTGATCCCACGCCAGTGGCCGTAAATGTCACTCCGACTGTATTGGATGATGCACCGATGGCTGTGAAATCAGTCGTGCCAACAACAAAAATAGTATAAGTATCGCCCACCACAAAATTGCCAGCATAAGTGGTGACAATTAATTCGACAAATTCAGCATATCGAATTGAGCTGGATCCAAGTGCTGCAATTGCTGTTGACATAATTATCCTGTGATGTATTCACGAAATACAAAAGGCCCAGACCATTCAACAAATGCACCATTGGTCATTGGGTTTAATGTGTAGGTGGGACATTGCTCGGCCACCACATAAAACGAACACGCATTGCCCAAAAGAACTGGTGCAGCCGATGTCGGTGAGCCAATCAATGGCCGATTGATATTGATCACCGATCCAGTCGAATCATTGGTAATCTTGTAAACATAACCATTGATGGATATAAAATCGCCAGCCTTATAAGTGCCATTTGAGGTTAAATTGATTGTTTGGCTGTTGGGTGTTGGTGTGCCACTTAAACTGGCCACTGTGGCCGTTCCTTGGTTTTGCGTAAACCACGATAACTGATTCGATGCAAATGTAATGTAATCGGGCAGCTGCCGATCCAAATTATCAATGGCTTGGATAATGTCTCTGACTTGTGGATAGTACAAAAAATTATGTGGAACTATTGTAAAAACCCATGGCACTGATGTTAAGTATTGGGCAACAGTCATTTGGCCTGATCTGGATACTTGCTGGCCGACTGTTCTCCGATTGTTTACTGTCATCTTTTGTTGAATATCAACAATGTTTTGAAAGCCAGCCATTATGTTCTGCTCCTCGTTGTCGCAATGTTTTTGGTGGCATATTGGTTGGCTGCCCAAATTGCACCAGAGCTGCCATATAGCCTATCCTCAAACGATTTTGTATCAATTGCTTGTATGTTGTAATTGGTGACATTGGTGGTCTGGCCACTCATGCCACCGATCATATTGTTTGGAATTACAGTCGATGCACCTTGAGGCACAATAATTTCTGGGCCATTCTCGCCCACAATCGATGCTTGGCCAGCAGCCAATGGGCCACCTGATGCCCGACCAGTCAATGTGGCTGCATTGGACATATCGACCACTGGAGCTGGGCCACTCGATGTGCCAGGGAAGCCAGCAAATAATCCACTGAATAATTGGGTGGCTTGAGCTTTGATTTGAATTTGAATCAAATCAGCAATCATGCTGCGAGCCAAATCAGCAAAATTCAATTTGCCTGTTTTGACAAAATTGCTCAATGCACTGGACATTGAATCCACGATTGTATTGAATGTCTTTTTGCCAACATCGGCCATTGTCTCTGAGTTTTCTTGATATTGCCTGAATGCCTCATCCCATCCAGTGCTGAATTTTGTTCTAGCCTCTTGATTGGCTGCCACCACTTTTTTGGTTTGGCCAACATAAAAATCAGTTGATACTTGAACCAGTGTTTTTTGCCGATCTAATTCGGCTTCCATTTGTGCAGCACCTGGCTTATTTTTATCAATTAAATTTTTCTTTTTGTCGATTTCGTCAAGTGTTCTTTGTTGCTCATTCAATACTTGATTGATGGCATCTTGCATTTCTTTTTCGTTTTTTGTTAATGTCTTGTCTTTTTCTTTTTGTGAAAGAATTTCTAAATTTAAATCTGCTCTTTTTTTGTAAGCATTAAACAATTCTTTTTCGGCCAACAATTGGCCAGAATAACTTTCCACCACTGTCCTGTTTACTTTTTCCTGTGGTTTGGGTGGTGATACTTTATTGTTTGCATCCTCGATTTTCTTAAGTGATGCAACATACTCATCAGAATCTTTTGCCCATTCTGTCGTGAACTCATTCAAATTATCGGTGAGCTGCTTAAAAAATGTGCCCTGTGTATAACTCCGAATATCAAAAAGAGTGTACAGATCCTTGGCCAGCAATTTAATGATGCTGCCAAAATGCTGAAATGCTGTAACAGCTGCTTCAACAAAATCGCCAATTGCTTGGGCACCAATTTTGAGCCAGCCAAAAAACATTTCCATCATGGTGCCAGTTTTATGAAAACTATCATAAACCGCATTCATTGTCGGTATAAATGCATTGGTGAATTGTAATGATAGATTTCTGCTCGATGCATCGAGCTTGAGTGACAATTCATGGGCTTGATCGATGGCATTGGCATATTTGTCCATGGTGCCTTTGCTTTCGGCCATGGTGGCTGCCAAGCCTTTTAGATCCACTCCCCTAATTGATTTTCCCAATGTTTCAAATGCAAGGCCATTTCGCTCGGCTGAATCTTTCATATTGCCAAGAGCTGATACAGTCTTTTCAAATAAATCCTGTTCAGACAAATGCCTTAAATCATTAAGGGAAACCCCTAATTTTTCAAATGATGTCTGAGCCTTGGCATTGCCTTGAACTGCTGACTCTAGCTTGGATGTGAATCCAGAATAGATTTTGCTGGTGGCATCGGCTGAACCGCCATTTTCCTCAAGAGCCTTGGCCAGCTCCAAAACCGATGCTGTGGCCACATCATTGGCTTTGGCAGTCTCCACAATCTTGTTGGAAAACTCCATTGCTGCTCTTGTCATTTCAACAAATGCAGCCACTGACAAAATTTCGGGAATATATTCTTTTAAATCTTTGAGTGAGTTTTTGGCCTCAGAAATGCCTTTTCTGAATTCGGTGGTATCAAGTCCCAGTTGGGCACCTAAACCAGCAATAATATTGGCCATTATTTCACCTCAAATAAATGTGTCGGGCAATCTGGTGCCATCATTGCAAATGCCAAGAGTTTTTGATTGGCTGTTTCCTTTTTATCCTCCTCGCTCAATGGTGGATAAATATAGTCATAAGCCCTTGAAATTATATCCTCGAGTGTATAGGGTGACTTGCCTTTGGGCAACATTTTATTGAATTGCCCAGCTGTGAGATTTCCCAAAACCTCCAAAACGCCACGATTACCAATTAAGCCATCGGCATACATAATGGCAATGTCGTTGAATGTGCCCTCGTCAATTGCTGCTGGATCGGCCCCATGGGCTGTGATGTAGGCTTTGACTTGCCTACGAACCGATCCAATTATTTTCCCTTGGTGGCCGTGTAATTAGGTGAAATTACGCTATTGATCTGCTCGATCAATTCCATTTGAATTGAAAA